CCTAGTGTTGCTTCAAAACCACCTAAACCTCGTTGTGCTTGTGCTAAACCAAATCTATTTGCAATGTCTTGTTGTCTTTGTGCTGATGCTTGATTAAATCCTTGTTGCAAGAGTCCTGCTTGTAATAATGCACGTTCTCTTGCCGCCCCCGTACCAAACTCGGCGAGTTGTACGCCCGCTCGACCAGCGCCGAGCACACCCAATTTTGCTTGTTGATCTCTTAAACTTTGTTCTTGTATTTGTCTATTACGATCAAACTCTGCTAATGTAGCGTCAATCACCTGTGATTGATATGGTGACATAAATTGAGATACGTCTTGTTGAAATGCTTGTGCTCCTGTTCCAACTCCCCCTAATGCTGTTCCAGCCGCCGTTGATGCAGCCGCTGCTCTATCTAAAAATGGTTGGAAAGAACCAATACCTGCTTGTGCAATTTGTTGTGCTTGTTGTTGTAATGGATCTTGACCTGCAACGGTTGGTGCAAGTCCTGCTAAACTTTGTTGTCTAGTTGTAAACTCTCTAGCTGCCTGTTGTCTTGCAGCAAAATCATCAGCTGATTCACCAGGTTGTTGTGTAATACCAGCTATACCTGTAGCTACAGTTGGCACACCTGATTGTGCTGTAATCTGTTTTGCTAGATCTACTCCTAAATCTTTAATAAAATCTGGTGGTATATTTTGTACTTGTTGAACAGCCATTATAATACTTCCTCTAGTCTTTGTGATGTTTGAAACATTTTACGTGCGCCTTCTAAGCCTTGCGATTCTTCTGATACTTCACCCCCGGCTTCGAGGTTCTTCATCATGTTATACATAACTTCTGCGCCTTTGTCTACATCTCCGTCACCTGCATTTCTAACAGCATCTGCTGTAAATACAAACTCATTCTTTGATAATCTCGCAGGCACATCGTCTGCTTTTTCCATTCTACCTATTGGTACAAAACCACCTTCAGCTCTTAAATCCATTTCTTGTCCACCCATATCTAGTAGTGGCATAGTTTTTTTAGCCACAGGCTCTTTACCTTCTGCAGGTCCACCTTCAGCTTTAAAACCTCTCGCTCTAACATCCATCATATATTGTTCTCTTCTAGCCGCTAGAATAGAGTTTCTAGCTTTTTCTAAATCAAAATCTGTGCTACTAGCAGCTAATTCTTGTGCTTGTTGTTCTTCCTCTGGTGTTAGGAATCCTGCTAGTGTTGATACTGCTGTAATACCTAGTCCTGTTGGCATTAGAGATCCACCACCTTTTGTTAGACCTAACTTACCAAATATGCCTGGTGTTGGATCAACTAATTTACTACCACCAGGTAACCCAAAAAGTCCTGACATTATATTGGCTGGTTTAAACATACCCGAACTAAATATTTTACCAGTACGACCAAAAGATCCTAAACCTGCCCCACCTGCATATAACAAAGCAGCTTTACCAATCGGTGATTTTGCAATCTTCTTAACTGTTTTTGTAACTTTCTTAACAAGTTTACCTAGACCATACATCTGTCTTGCTGATTCAAAATCAAACTCACCACCTATCGGTCCACCATCAGCTTTGAATGCTAATCGTAAACCTTCTTCCGCTTCTTTGTCTTTATCCTCATCTTGTTCTAATGATGCTAAATATTCTGCTTCACTACTAAATCCTAGTTGCATCCATCTGGGTATAGTAGTCATCATTTGACTATTACCACCGCCACCAGGAAATCTGTTTGCATCAACTGGTTGTCCTGCACGTGAAAAACCAAAAGGATTTGGAGTTAAAGCTCTAGACACTATACCTATGGTTCCAGGTAATTCTGTTAATATTCCAAGTGGATTAACATCTCTACGAGCTTGATCCATAAAAGTTACACCCTCTGTATTAGCACCACCTGAAAATTGTGCCATTGGATCTCTATCGCCCGTATCTCTAGCTGGAGCAGAACGTTGTTTACCGCCCATGCCCATACCTCTATCTCTAGCGTCTCTTGACTCTCTTGAAGCTTGTCCAGGACCTCTATTTCCAAATCGAAGACCTATACGTCCTCCGTTTTGTAACATCTGTTTTGCTTGTTGTGCTCTAGTTATGGCCATCGTTCTATTCTATTTTGTTTTTCCGTATAAATCAAGGCTTGGCATTATTACATTTACATCTTGAGCCATGTCCTCTGCCTTATAACCTTTAGCTTCCCAGTCTTTTCTTTGTTTAAAAAGCTCTCCAGTTTCCTTGTGTCTATACGTTGTTTCTACTTTTGTTGGTTTTAATTCTATCATTATGTTGTTACCTCTCTTGGCTGTATTTCTAATACAGAGGCTATGACGTGCAGCTCATTCGCGTCAGCAGCTTGTACTTTTAATGCTTCACCTTCTTCCATTATTAAAGGTTGAGTTAAGAGTTCTGTGGTCGCTTTAGATCCTATAGCTTTGTCTTTAAATAAATTAAATATGTTAGAATTAGAATCTACTAAAGTTATTGTTATAGTGCTCCCTGATCCAGCATCCTCTGATACTATTAAGGATTTTACAACAGCAGATTTAAAATTAGGCACCGTGTATAGTGTAGTTAAATCTGTTGTAGTTAAATCTACTTTTTTATTTATAAAACTATTTGCCATTAATTTAAAAAGAAGTTTTGAGCTTCTACCTCGTCTTTTAATTCTTGTTGATACGTTGTGTTTAATTTTTCTACGATTGCATCTAAATCTCTAACTTGAGATTCTGCAACGGTTACATCGTATTCTCTACTAGCCCTTGTTAATACTTGCACTATTTTTGCCATTATCTACGTCCATCTGGTTGTATATCTAATCTAAAAGTCCCTAGTTTCCAACTTTGACTAGATGATGTATTTTCTATTTTTAATGCAACTGCTCGTGCTCTTGCACGTGTATCTACTTTTGTTGTTGAGCTGGTCACATCAAATGGTCCTAACGACGAACTAGCTTGTGAATTGTTAGGGTAATTTCTTAATTCTAAAGTTACTCGAGTTGACCCTGTTTGTGATATGAAGTCTGGAATAAATCTTCTTATTTTCATTATAAACTCTCCATCTCCTCTAAGATCTGCAGCTCCAGTAGTTTGACCTAAAGCGGTTGTTCTTTGACTTATGTCATAATCTCCAGAAGATATGTTTGCTGTTATTGCAGTTATTGTTCCGTTTCTGTTTTGATCTGTCCCTGTTTCATGTTCATAGTAACTTGTTCTACCTTCTGTGTTTCCAACAACATCGAAAGATGTGTCAGTAGATGCATCGTATTCTAAAGCGTGTGGTTTACCAAATACTGCAGAGTCTCTCCACATTGTTCTTGCTAAACTACCAACTGTCCACACGGGTCGTCTTGCAGATGAATCAAAATAATTGTAAGCTACCATTCTATTTACAACCGAAGAATTAGATTCTGGATAAAACCACATAACCTCACCAAATAAATTATTTAATCCAGCAGATACCATTTGATTACCAGATTCTAAATTTATGTTATCATAAACAAAATCCTCTACTAAACATGGTAGTGATTCTAATTTACCAGCATATCTAAAAAAACCATTTTCTGACATCCAATACGCAGCACCATCAACTTCAACACATGCGTTCTGTCCAACGAGTCCGCAGTGTGTTCCAACTTGTGAAAAGGCAAACGTAAATGGTTGACCAACAAAACGTTGTGTAAATAGTGCTGTATCAGTCCAAACATATATTGCATCACGACCTCTGATTGCTCCTCTGATCTGTGATCCGTCAGCCAGTCTTTGTGTACCAGCTGTATTGGTTGCTGTAGGTGTATATGTATTAATATCTTCTTGATCAGAGAATCTAATAAACATATCATCTTGTGTAGATGTATCACCTATAGTTGTTTCTGTTCCATAAAATACTAAGTGACGATCTGGTGTAGATACAACCATGTGTCTTGATGCAGTAGGTGCACCAGTTATAATTGCAGCTCTAGTTTCAGTAGCGTTTGATAAACTAGAATCCCATGAAAAAACTGCACTATCATGTATTAAACAAATTGCTTTGTCACCAAAATTATCAAGTGACCACATACCTGGCTCTAATACTAAGTCACCAGATGCTGCTTCACCCCATGCCACAAAATCTGATGAGTCTGTAACCGTCGCACCATCAGAGTGTGCTGACCTAGTAGAATTTCTAACAGCTCTTGTAATACCTGTTAGATCGTTTCCAGAAACTCCTGTATAAGAAATTTCTTCATTACCTACTTGAATAAAGTTTGTACCTGAACTAGGAAATTGTGAAGCATCAGTTAAAGTTATTGATGTTCCTGATCCACCTGTTCCTGCGGTATTATCTGACAATGCTCCATTTAAAGTTGTAATTAAAGCAGATGTATCTTCACCACCCCAAGACCCTAAGCCCCAACCAAAACCTTTTGCCTGTACTGCTGGTCCAACAGGATAATAATGTTGTACTCGTATACCGCCTGAAGTTGTTGCACCAGATCCTGATTCATTTGATGGCATCGTGATTGTGATAGTTGTTGCATTTGGAACCGTTGTGACCATAAATTTTTTATTATCAAAATCAGACGAACCAAAATTAGAATTTGTAATTGTAGAAAAATTATCTAGTAGTATGATGTCTTGTGGATTTATACCATGAGATGTACTAAAAGTTATTGTAATAGTAGGTGATCCATTGGTCGTGGTAAATGCACTTGTAAGCGTGGTTGTTGTTTTAATAGGGTGTATGTCATAAAATACTCCACCAGAAAAAGCGTATAGTATTCTGTTAGTCCCTATAATAGAATATTTTCTAGATAGACTATTTATAAATTGATGAAGTCCTCTACCGGCACCTGTTAATTCGTTAGATCCTGTGCCACCTAATTGATTCCAACCACCTATTTTTTCAGGTGTGCCATATCTAAATCTGACATTGTCACAATCTACCCATTGACCCTCTGCCGTGGTTTCGGATATTTGTTTATTTATACCTGGCTGAAATCCTATTTTTTGTAGCATATGGCTCCATTATAATACTATTTTACAAACGATGGTAGACCTAACATGGGTCGTCCATCAAATCTGTTTTTATCAGCAAATGGGCCACTTACATGGTTATAATGTAAAAATACTTGACCGCAAATGTCCCCATCAAAAGGCTTTCGCCAATGTTCGAGTTCACAGCCACTATATACCAACATATCCCCTATTTCAAGCATGACTTCTGTGCCTGCTGGAGCGTTAGGTTTATGAATATTTTTTTGTTCATCAATTACAGAATCAGCACCTGTGCCATCTATAAATATAGGCCAAGGGTTTCCTCCTAAATTTAAAGTGCAAGATATTTCACAACTAGGTCTGTCTTTATGTCTTTTTAATTCATCACCTTTTTTATACAATCTTGCGTATGAATATGTAGGCACTAAATCTAAACCAGTGTGTTCTTTCATTATTGGTAACATTTTAACCAATAACGTCTCCATTACAAAATCACCATAACAAGAAAATGTATTTGGTATTTGTTGATCTTTCCATGTTCCTAGTATCGAGGTTTCTGAGTTTATATTATTTTTATACATAAAATCAACCGCGTCTCTTTTAAGTAAAAAATAATTAAATATAAAATTACTCATGTCATAAGGTAAAGCATTTTTAATTATTTGGTATTTTTTTTCTTTGAACATATTTTGCATGTATAAATTATTCTAAATTAAAATCAAATACTATCGTGTATCTATAATTGTTAGGGGTTGATAATAATTCTTTTGGCATGTTTTCTACAGAGTGTTGTATCTTACCATCAAAAAACATTAAAGAATTTTCTATAAATGGGATTATAAAATCATGTTCAATATTAGTGCCAAAAACTGGATAATTATTTTTTACATAATAAACACAAGTCATGTCGTAATGGTGACTATGAAATGCATAAGCGTTGTTTTCTGTGCTTATATTAATCCAACTTTGTGTGCATTTAAAATTTACATTAAAAGTTTCAAATAATTTTTCTTTTATATAATTATATAAAAAATCCCAATGTTCCAAACCTTTAGTCTTCTCTGCATAGGTTTGATTTAATGTTTGAACAGGAGGCACAGTGTTTGATACATAATTTTGTTTTACTAATTTATTAGCGTCCTCTACAAATTTTTCTTTATACGATAAAGGGCATACGTTAAAAAATCTATAAAATTTTTTATCGTTTGCTTCCAAAACACTTTTGTTAAGAAATGTGTATTTATCTACAAAAACTTTTTTCATATTATTTTAAAAACATCTGTATTGTAATTCTAGGCACTAAATTATTTAAAACAGGAACAACTTTATGTTGAATTGGAGATTTTATAATAAGTAAAGAGTTTCTTATTGGTTTAATAAATCCATTTATTTCTTCATCTTTATATATTAATTCACCTCCCCAACAATCGTCCCATCTATTATTTATATAATAAGTTATACCATATTTCCAATTACCATCATTGTGCCAATTAATTCCAGATCCTTTTTTCATATAATGAACTACAAAACCCTCGGTATCACGAGTGTCTAAATTACAATAAGGATTGTAGTTTAATAAAAATTTAAACTTTTGAAATTGTTCAGAGTCTATACTTACAAAACATCGTAAAGGTGTTTTAATATTTTCATAAAGCATTTTACTCCAAAATTTTTTTGAATCATGTATATTTAATTTATTTCTATTTCTTGTAACAAAATTATGAATTTTTTTATAACTATCATAATCTAAAAAATCATTTATATACCAAATCTTATTTGGAATATTTAAACATAAATTCATACTATCATACACTTCTGAAGAAAATTAAAAGATATAGATATTCTTATGTCGTTAGATTCATTTGGATCTACTGAGTGAGCTAGCCAAGATGGAAACATAATTAATTTACCAGGAGTTGGTTCATAACTAAGTTCTCTCCATAATCTTGAAGGTGGAGTTCCCTCTTTCATTCTAGGCCTAGACATTGCAGCAACAGATCTTGGATCGTCTATTCTTAACATACCAGAATTTTTTGATGCTTTAACATAATAAACACCAGACCATAAGGAGTTAGGGTGCATGTGTGCTCTGTTCATTCCCCCTGGAGGATTTATATTAGCCCACATACTTCCTAAAAAAGCCTCAGAGGCTAAATGCTCTTGTTGATAAATAGTCATTTGAGCTCTGTATAATAAATTAACTATCTCTTTGTATTCTTCTTTTTTGTGCATGTCAGTTGTGGAGTGCCACCCATTAATATTTGTTCTTGTAACTCCTTTATCTTTATTAGCCCATGCTAATATATTTTTTTCTAAATCATTATTTAAATTTTGATCTTTTAAATCAGCAATATAAATTGGGGTTGGAAAATGTTCTTCTCTAAAAATCATTTAAAAGGAGGCCCACCAAACCACATAACTAAAGATTTTCTATTTCCCCACTTTACCGGTTGTACCTTATGTCTAATAAAAGAAGCAAAAAAAATAGCATGACCTTGTTTTAATTTAACTGATCTATTCTCATAAAAAAATTCCATATCTCCACCTTCAAATTCATCTTCACGAGATAACAAACAACTCATAGATATTTTTCTTACAGGTGGCTGATTTGGGTGATCTAAAAAACTATCAACATGCCAATTGTAAAAACCACCCTCTGAATACTCCGTATATTGAGCGTGTTCAGCTATCTGCATACCTTCAAAACCAAAATGGTTTCTATTGTATTTTAACATTACTTTTTCTAATTCTCTGTACATAGGAACTAAAGATTCAAAAGGTATAAAAGAAATATTAGAAAGTCTAGTGTTTAGATTTATTTCACCTCTTTGCACACCCCCTATTTCAGCTTGTTGTTTAGGTAAACTTCTTCCAACTTCTATAATTTTATTACATTGATCGGGTGTGAATATCGGATCTTTTGTTATAACTATAAAAGATTTCCAACTTGGCTCTCGTGGTAATAACATCTTACGTTACTCCACTAGTTGTCATTGGATTAAATTTAACATCACAATTTGCAGCTAAAGTTCTCCTTAATTCATTTGTTCCATGAAATGGATAAACACAATGTCTCACATCATAAGGAAATATATAAAAATCTCTTTCATGTAATGATGGTGAATAATTTATTTTTGCAAATTGACCTACAGATGACCCTAGTATTTCTAACGCACCATTTGTAGGAATTTTTTCATTTGAGTATTCTTCACCAAAAGTTTTTGGAAGTTTTAAAATCATTACTGATGATAAACCTGTAAATATAGATCCTCTGTGAATGTGCACTGGATTGTATTCGTGTTGTTTCATTTCATTTATCCAAACAGAATCAAGACAAAATTCATACTTACCAATATTATTAAATTTTAAATATTGTTCAAAAACCTCTTCAAAATATTTTATTATATTATTTGGTAACACATTGTGTTTGTCCATCCTGCTTCCATCTGAAAGTCTTCTTTCACCTGTGCCATTGTGAAATAAAGAGTATTCATTTTCAATTTTACCAATAAGTTTATCATTAGCTTTTACTAATTTACGATGTTGATTTTCATAAATATTGTTTATGCTAATAAAAATATCTAGAGGCACTTGAAACTTTAATACTGATTGACCTAAATAAATGTAACTAAAATTTGATGTGCTCATATTTTTTTATAATGCTTTCCGGTATCTTTTCTATGTAAGGGTTATACACTTTTCTAACAGGACCATCAAATAGTTTATGCATATTATTACCAACAACTTTATCATCATAAGATAAACCATTTATTTTTAATTGATCTAAATTGTCAAAACGATGATTAAAATAAGGTTCATCTATAAACTCATATATTTTTGTAAATTCTTTTTTAGGATTTGCAACCATATCATCATACTTTACAAAATGACACATCTCGGGATATTTATACGCATTTTGAATAGATTTAATTTCTTTTACAATAGCACCATCTTCTCGCATTAATTGTAATAATTTTTCTTCATCATTATTTCCTAATTTGTTAACAAAAGAATTTGGGTTTTCATTATACCATTGCATATAACTAGCTAATACATCCATTAAGTCTCTTAATAAAACAATACATTTAAACTCATATTTAAAATGTTTTTTTATTAATTCAAAATTTCCAGGGTTACCGCTTATCAATACAGGTCCCCTATCTATGATTATTCTTTGAGGCCAATCTTTATAGTATAAATTATACACATTATCTAAAATATTATCTAAAGATTTATGGTCAGGAAAATTTTGAAATACTTCAGTTTTTTTTAATAAAAATAAAACTTTCATTATATCTAAAGTTATAGAATTAGCTGTAGTGGCTACCTCAGGATTTTGATTCATAATACTTGCAAATAAAGTATTTCCAGATCTTGGTAGTGCAACTAAAAAAAATAGTTTACGTTTTGTTTTTTCCATCTTTGGTTATCTGTTCTTTCTTATAGCTGCTTTCTAATTCACCACTTTTTTTAATTCTTTGCAGTGATTCTAATTGACCTAAGATATTAAATTTCTCTGCCTCAGAGGTGTGTTCATTTATGAGTTTTGATTTTCCAAAATATTGTAATCCATAAGATTCTAGTTGATGTTGATTAACATCTTGATCATCAAATGATCCATCGTTAAATTCTTTTTTTAATTTAGACCACATTTTAATTTCACGCATTCTATGTCGTGCAATTTTTTCCATAGATGCTTTCTGAAATCTACATTCATCTAAATCTATTTGATATTTAGTAGCCTCATAATCATCATTTTCAGTTTTAATTTTCTTTTCTAACCAAATTATTTTTGCATCATTTCGTCTATACTCAAAAGATAAACTCATAAGATTGTCTAAATAACTGGATTGTTCTCTCACACACTGCCAATACTTTGAAGCTTTGGTTGGGTATCTATTGTCTTGTAATACAGAAAATCGCGCCTCTGTTTCTGTTCGAAATACTTGTTGTTTATTCCATGTATTACGAAGCTCATCTACCATATTTTTAAAATCTGCAAGGTCTTGAGATTCTAGTAGATTGTTTAAATAAGTTTCCTCTTTTTTTATTAATTCCTTTAAATCTTTCTTATCATTCATATTAAAATATATATACTATTTTAATAAAATTTCAAATATTAACTGACTGTAAAAGTTTTAGTAACGAGTCCGGCACCAAGAAATTCTTCAGTAGCAGGATTACCATTAGGAGGTGATCCACCAGCCATTTGAGATGAAGTAGCTGTACCCATAGAGCCAGTAGCGCCCTGGCCCCTAGCAGTTGACATGTCGACTGTTTCAGTCCAACTAGTTCCATTCCATCGTTCTGTTTTACCTGATTGTGATGGCTCTGCTCCTCCAAAAGCAACTCCTGCTGTTGAAATTCCCCCACCACGTAGCTGGCCTCGTGCAGTATTCAAATCATTTACTTCAGTCCACGAAGTACCATTCCATAATTCTGTAACTGCTCCAACACCAGGTATCCCTTCACCACCCGCATAAATTGCAGAAGTATTGTCGGCTCCTATTCCAACTCCATTAGATCTTGCAGTATTAATATCTGATATTTCACTCCAATTAGTTCCATCCCAAGATTCTACAATTGCCACGGTTGGATTAGTTCTTCCAATAGCTAAAGCTGAAGTTTGTGTGCCACAAGCACCAGGAAATCTTTTTCCTGTAACCATACTATTAGTGCCTGTCCATGAACTTCCGTTCCAAGACTCAGATGCTGTTGTGTTCCCTGGAGTTAAAAATCCTCCAAATGCTAAAGCTGCAGTTTGATCTCCTGCACCACCAAGACCATATCTAGCAGTTCCTAAATTGCTTACTTCAGTCCATGCAGTGCCATTATATTCTTCTGTATTTGCTGTTTTTGGGTTAGGTGGCTCTCCTCTTCCACCATAAACTAAACTAGCATCTGCACTTGTTCCTCCTCCTGCTAAATTACGTCTACCTTGATTTAAATTTCCTCCTGTTGACCAAGAGGCTGTTTGACTAATAGTGCTTCTATAAGCAGTATCAGTGCTGTTATACCAAACCTGACCTTCTAAAGCCGTAGAAGGATCTGAAGAAAAATTTTGTACTTTAGTTCCTGATATTTCTTTGTAAGTAGCCATGTTATTCCTCTAAAGTTATTGTTGTAGGTCTTTCCCCTAATCTAATATTTTTATCCTCAGGTGTTTCACCTTCAATATTATCGTTGTCCCAACTAGTTTGTTGTGCATTTATTTCAGCATCAACGATAGCTTGTGCTTCAGATAATGTTTTTCTAGTACCATCAACTCCAGCTATCCACATATTAGCATCTTTATTGTTTGCAATCACTCTCCAAATATTTCCCGCATACTCTTTAGGTGAAATTTTTCGAGAATCATCTTCAGATACAAAACCTTTTCCCCAATTAGTTGCCACACAATATTGATAATTTGCCATATCTATACCTTTACCTCACTATATTTAAGTTGTCAATGTCAGAGCTTATAGCCATAATTATTTATTCTTCAGCAACCAACCTTGTGTTCCATCTGTATAAACTAAACAATTAGCTGCTCTTTCAACATCAATGGTTAAATCTGCTGCATCTCCTTGAATTTTTTCTGAGTTTCTTGCTATTGTTATGTTATTTGAATCCGCTGTGCCAGCATAATCTATAAATGAAACTTCATCACCTATTGATGGTGATGATGGTAAAGTCATTGTAATAGCACCGCTCGTAGTATTAATAAAATACCCTTCGCCTGCTGCTGCAGTAAAATTACTAGTTTTAACAGCTTGCCATGAAGTTCCAGCTGCACCAAAAGATAATGCTCCTGATCCATCTGTTTTTAAAAATGTACCTGCTGCTCCGTCAGCGTTCGGAAAACTTATACCATCAAGAACAACGTTTCCTGAACCATTTGGTGTAATAGCAATATTACCATTAGCTGCATCTGTAATTGTAATTGAACCTGAATTAGTTCCTGAATTTGTATCTAGGACAAGGTCATGCGCACCACTTGAAGTTAGAGTTGCTGCTGCAGATCCTGTTCCAATTTTAGTTTCTCCAGTTCCTTTTGGAACAATGGCTACATCTATGTTAGAGTCTCCTCCAGTCGCTGATAGACTAGGTGCATTACCTGTTGCAGCGTTTGTAATATCGAATTGGTTTACCGCTGAACTAGTTGTTTGAAATATTATTTGTTCATTACCGTTTTCATCATTAATTCCATGTGCATCATCAAAAGCTATATTAAAACTATTGGTATCTAAATCACCTCCTAATTGTGGTGATGTATCATCTACAACATCTCCACCAAATTCTACTGCAGTTATGTTTGGATTTGTTCCATCATCTGCTCTTGCAAAAGCTAATATAGTTTTACCATTTGCTATCGTAGCAGAGGTACCTGACCCAGATGCATATTTAAAAACAACATTTTGAGATCCTGATGTTGAGTTTTTTAATAAATAAAGTTGTTGTACATCTAAAGGTATTGTTACATTTCTTGATGCTGATATTGTTCCTGTAAATTCTATAACTCTGTGTGCAAGAACTGCACCAGTAGCTCCATCAGATACAGATAAAGTGATATCTGCATCACTACTAAAAGCTTGTTGTGTAAATCCACCAGCTAATTGTTCTACTAATTGTAAATTTGTATTAGTTTTTGTACCCCAAGTACCAGCATTTTCTCCAGTTGCCTGAAGTTCAATACCTAAAGGTGAAAATGTTGATGCCATATTTTATCTCCTATGCAGCGTCACTATAACTTGTATTGGACCCAGTTGCAACATCAGAAAGCGAACTATTTGATCCAGTTGACTTGTCACTATATGATGTATTTGATCCACTGTCAATATTACTGAAAGAACTATTTGATCCTGTATTAACGTTTGCATAGGATTGTATTCCAATTGTAGGGTCTTCAAAAGCAGCTTGTAAACCAGTTAAACCTACTACATCTGATGGAGTTATAGACCCAATTGAAAATGTTGCAGCTATACCTGTTAAAGGAACACCTATTTCAGGAACTATAGATCCTACAGCAAACGTAGATTCAACACCTGTTACATCAATTATTTGTGCATCATCAATTGTTAAACTACCTAGACTAGATGTTGCTGAAACACCAGTGATTGCTTCTGGACCAAATTCTAATCCTAGTGTTCCTACATTAAATGTAGAGGACACTCCAGATATAGATGCTGGACCAAATTCTAATCCTATTGTTCCTAAATTTCCTGTAGCCTCTTGACCAGTAATTGCAGGTGTTGAATCAATTGTAAAAGTTATATTTCCAATATTTGTAGTCGCTTCTTGACCAGAAAGACCAACTGCATCTGCTGGCGATATTGATCCCACACTTGTAGTTGCATCTATACCAACTACATTAATGATTTGATTAGGAGACTCACCCCAAGAATTATCTCCCCAAGCATCTCTACCCCATCCAACTAAAGTTCCTGCATAGGATAAAGTTGGTGTAGCAAAAGTTGATTCTATTCCTGTAACAGATACTATTTCTTCTACTGCAATAGTTAAACTACCAACTTGGCCTCTCATTATTTTGAGAAGTTGATCTCCTGTTGGTGGATTTGGAGTCATTTCTAAAGGAACAGCAATACCTTGAACAACTGTTCCTAAAGAAGACGTTGCCTCTACACCACTTGGAGTTACTAATTCATCTGCACCTTCACCCCAATCAGCAGTCCCCCAAGTTAATCTTCCCCAACCTGTTTCGTTAAATTCTTCTGAATTACCCAAAGAAGCTGTTAAACCAAAACCTGTTACTTGAATAACAGGATCAAAACTTTCACCCCAAGGTTCTTGACCCCAATCATCTCTACCCCAACCTTGTTCAGAAAAAGAAGCAATAGTTCCTAAAGAAAAACTAGCCGATACACCTGTAAGATTAATTAAATTACTATCTTGCTCACCCCAAAGTCCTTGACTCCAGGTTGTGCCTGATCTATTCCAAGTATTGGCCATAAGGATGGCCTCCTTACGCTATACGAATGATCGCGTTAGATGCATCTGCTGTTGGAAATTGAATTGTAAATGTTCCACTTGATACTGTTTTATCACCACCAAAAGCGATAACAGCAACAGCTTTGTTAGATTGTGAAGAGTTATAAATTAATGCACCATTTGCAGTAAAAGACGCTGAAGTAAAACTTACATCAGCAAAATCACAGAATGCAGTCGTTCCAGATGTTGTTGGTGTAACACTTGTTAAAGTTGCACCACCTGAACTATATGCAGATCCTGATGTGTTTGAAATTTCGTTTGATGTTGAAAAAGCAGTTGTGCTTGCACCTAAAGATGCATCACTCGTAAATAAAGCTATTTTAAAAGTATCACCACTAGAAGCAGTAAAATTGTGTGTGCCCACTAAAATTTCTTGTTTGAAACTTGTGCAAATCGCTGATGATATAGCCATAATTTAATCTCCTACGGGTTTGCTGAGTTTACTGGTATACGAACAGCGCCATCAGTGTAGTCATCTCTTCGTCTTCTACCAACTTGCTCGTTAGCAAACTTCTGTACTTCTTGTTTATATTTATTTTCGTAAAGTGTCAACATATCTATTGGACCTTTTAAAAAACCATATGCCTCTGATAGGCAACAATATAATAAGCCATTTGGAAAGTTAAGACTAATATAATTAGTGTTATCACCCTCTAATAAAGCTGGAGCGGCATTGTAGTGAACTCTAAATTTGTAAGTTGTATCAGGGACAGGAGCAAACATCATTCTACCAGATGTGGTATCAGATTCTCCCGTAGCACCACCAAACATAGCATAATATTTTGGTTGACCTCTTTTAGCTGATTCTGTTGAAGAAATATATTCTTGTAGATAAGTAACATCTTTTTTTTCTAACCAAACATTAGCGCCGGTTGTAGCTGAAGTTGAATCATATACTTGGATACCTCTTATAAAAACAGCTCCTGCTGGAGAGTTAATTGTTTCTTGCCCTGCAACTAAATTACCTGTTTGTTGTTTTCTATCTGCATCAATGGGCACATCTCTAAATATTCTATATTGTGCATTTAAAATAATATTTTCTAAAACAGAATCAGATAAAACAGTTGAATCTGTTTCAGTATAACTTCTTATTTGTGTTTTTAATCCTGATGCACTTAATCCTGCCATTACGCTGTTGGACTAACTGGTCCTGCGGATACAGTTGGTCCTCCTCCTTCTTCTGTTAAACTCGCAGTGGTTCCTAAACTGAAAGTATATTTGTCTGTTGTTGTAACCGTTATACTAAATCCTGAAGAGTTTTCATAGGTAGAAAAAGCAACACCGCCAGGGCTTCCTCTTACATTTCTAAATCTTACCGTATCTCCTGAAGTTCTTCCATGATTTATTTCTGTAACCGTAATAGTTTGTGAACTTGCAGTAGTAGAAAAAGGATTATTACCTAACATGGAAGCAACTGCAGGTTCTGTTCTACCTGGTCTAACATTACGTAAAGATATAGAATCACCATTCATTGGTTTTGGTTCTAATTGTGGTTGCTTTGGCTCAAACTCTGATACATGTACAAACGATCCATTCCATTCTCTAACCATTTCTTTGTATGGAAATTCCATACCTGATCTATCTGATATTGCTCGTGCGTATTTACCTGTTGCGTACTTTGCCATTATGCTCCTGGGTAATATGCTTTTGGTGTTATGTGTGTGCTAGAAGCAGAACCATCTTCTGCAAGTGCTCTAGCAAATTCATCCTCATAAACTAATTTCATGGGTTGAATTAAGTTTGGTTGATACTTTTGTGCTAAATAATATGCGAGTCCTGATACCATGCAAGGCACAAATCTAAATGGCACGTCAGATGCATTTGTATAATCTCCTGCATCCTGTATCCTTTTTATAAAATAAAAATGCATGTCTTTAGATGCATTTGTAGAATCTGGTGTAGGATAGATATGTATTCTTACCTTATCAATAAATCTCTCTACCCAATACTGATTAGGTGTACCTTTAGATAATTTGTTTGAAAATCCTGCATATGTAGATCTATCTACCTTTGTCATCGGACTATCTGATTGTGTTGTTTGAGTTCTATTAGACCTTAATTGTGCTTCAAGGACATCGGATATTCCAAACACGCTAGCTGGAGCTGTAGTTGTTGCCGAAGTTCCATCATCACTAGATCTAAAAAAATCATAGTCTGATTGTCCTTCAATTAAATCTAAATTAGTCTCTCCTATTTCCCAATAGTGTATTCCTCTATTACCCCATTCTTGAAGTAATATATTGAGAGATCTTCTTGCAGATTTTAATTGATACCCTGCAACATTTTGCAATCCAATACGCTCAAAAGATTCCTCTACTATTTCATCAATAGCAAAAGTCTTGTCGAACGTTGTTGTTCCCGAAGTAGTATTAGCCATTTAAACTCCTACGATTCGTAAACTTTAATCCATTCACAAACAATTGTACCTGTATCTCCATTTGAGCAAGCTGGTAAAACCACATTTACATCACCTGTAAAACCAGTGGCTTCAGTGTTTTTTAATCCACCAAAAGATGAATAATCATATTCCATTTCACCTGCTAAAGTTTGAAATACTACATCTGTGTCAGCATCCCATTGCATACGAATTGCATCAACTGGTGCTGTTACTGAAACATTAAAGCTAACTTTATTTAATCTTACAGTTTTACAAGTTTTACCATTGTTTGAGTTTAAACCAGAAACATCAACTATTTTAGTTGTGCTTCCTGTTCCATCTGAAACCACGTTAAAATGTGTAATTAGTTTTTTTGCTCCGTCAAATACAGTTGTATTTAATACTGTGTCTGCCATATTTTTGTCCTCCTTTTAAAGGACGCCTGCATTACCAGGCGCCCCGAGTTAATTATTAACTATCTGCAAAAGGTGTTGCTTCAGTACCTGTACCGATCAACACAGCTTCTACTAAATATACATTGTCTTCAAGTGCAGTAATAGTAATCGTGCTACCTTTATCTCCACCTGTAGTTCCACCGTTCATGCTGATAACATCATTAGATGCTCCTGGAACAAATGTGCTGTTAGTTCCATCTGCTACGTTTACAACAGTTGCGTGACCAACAAATTTGTCAGTTCCATCTGTTTTAATATCGCAATCAGTTGAATCTGTGCCTACAAAAAATTTGTAGACTGCACCTAAGTGGTTGTCCACGTTAGGGTCATTGTCTCCAGCTGTTCCACCTTTGCTATCTGCTTTGATTGTTGGAAGTGTGATTGCTCCATCTGCATCATTAACTTTAATAACTTTACCTGCGTGAGCAGCAAAAGTTAAAGTAGTTTCCGATGTAATGTTTACAATCGAATCAGGTCCTGCAGTAACAAATCCTCTTTGAGATTTTACTGGTCCTGAAAATGTAGTTTGTGCCATAGTATTATCCTCCTAGTTTCTGTTTATGTAGTCTCTAGGCCGTCGACTATACGCGTCTACATAAACAATTTTGTATAGTAATTAATGTATATACTAGATTTTAGTAGAGTGCAAGAGAGCCTGTGATGTGGATTGGATTTTTCCAACGATGTAGCTTTTTTATTAAGTAGCTACTGAAACTTGTGGAGCGGCACCTTCAACGATGTTTTGCCTGTGGGCAATAGCTGCTTCTTCTAGCTTGATCTTAGTGATGACTTTTCTAACTTTGTCATCAATTCTGACCATTTCAAGAGTGTATCTACCATTAGATAGATGCTCCTGTTCCCACTTCAACTCCAAGGACCTTTTTTGTTTGTATAGGTCTTGTATCATGGATAACCTCCTCATAGGTTATTCTGTTAATCTTGTTATCATATGTAATTCCAAGATGTTCCCACTTTATACTTTTTTCTCCAAGTTTGTCAAGGATTGCATTTTCTAAGGATTGTGGGTCGTCTTCAGATGAGACTTCAAATTTTGTGTGATGATCGTAGGCCCAAATGTTAACTAAAAATTTTTTCATATTCTCACCAGTTTGTTAAGTAAATGGGGCGGTTTTAAGGCCGCCCCAAGAATTAGATTAATTACGCACCTTCAACGCCGAAGATACCTCTAGGGTC